CGTTAATGAGCGTAATCGTTAGCTCTTGCTCGTTGACCGACTGAATGATGGGGTGTGCGCCATCCTTGAAGTATTGCCATGCGACCGCCTTGGCTTGGGATCTGTACGGTGCGACGTAAGCAAACAACCCGTAAGGCTGCTGGTACATCGCAGCAGCGCGGATCATGTCGTTGACGGCGGCGACGGTCTTACCTGCGCGTCGGTGCGCGACGAGGCAAGCCCAGCGTTTGGTGCGCTCATGAAACGGCATGAACGCCTTGCGTGGGCGGTAGGGTAAAATTATTCGGGAGCCATCCATCCGATCTGTACCTTGACCGGGCCGTTGTCCTTACCTGTGATCTCTTGGCGGGCGAGTTTGGGAACGTGGTACTCCAGCAGGGTGCTGAAGGCATCAAAGGCAGCCTGCGCTCCCTTCTCCGCAGCGATCTCGTCTAGCCACCCTTGGAGGCGGTCTGCGTTGCCGTCCACAAACGCTGCAATGGCCTCTCTGGCGGCCTGCGTGGACTTGTTGGGCAAACCCTTCGGCCTACCCGGCCCGCCTTTCTGACCCTTTTTAAATGCGCCTGCATTCATACGCTTATCGCTTCATCTTTTTTTCCATTACGGATTGATTCAGCGCCGCCGCAAATGCCTGACCGATATTGTTAGCAATTCCCCAATGCGATTTTGTTGCATCAGTAATCGGCAAAGCCTCGGTAGACTTTTTCGGATATGCGCTTTTCGTTTCTAGCTTTTTCAAGGGCATCTCGTAGTTCATTACGCACCTTATTTTCGCTTAACTTGGGTAAATTGTCCAATGACGACACAACAGCGTTGCCTTCGCCTCGGCTGTTATCAATCACGGTCAAGTTGAATTTAGGATTGTCGGCGTAGTCTTTTGCGAGGCGTTCCATCGTATTACGCGCCCCGATGTGAGTGTTTAAATGCTCTGACAACGGAACGGTGCGGCCTGTTCCGAATTCACCTTCCTGCCGCATTGCTCGGGTGAGTGCGCCCTGACTTAATGCCTCCACCGGGTCGCGGTAAGTAAACACAATTTGCACTTGGCGTCCTGTTTTAAGTGCTTCGTCAATTTTCTTTTTGCTAGATTCGTACCCATTCATGTTGGTGTCGTATTCCAGCTCAACCCGATTCAAACTCGGCGTGGTTTTGCGGAGCTGGGTTAGACCCGAGCTTTTGCCTGCGCCTGTACCGCCAGCGGTAAACAACACCACCGGGTCTTTGTTTGGCGGGGTCGGTTGAGCAAGGCGCTCGGCGTACAGCTTTTTAATGAACGAGCTTGATGGCTCATGTACGTCTGCTGACTTTGTGCGGTCAGCCAAGTATTCGGGCGACAACTCCCGCGCAACGTCTGTGTTTAATACTTGGCCGCCAAAACTATCAGGACGAGTGGCGTATTCGGTCTTTAGTCCTTCGTAATCTTCGTCTAACCGCTTGAAATATCGCGCCTCAATGGCTTTATCAATGGCTTTTGCAGCTCTCGGGATACCTCCAACAACCGGAATCATCCCCGCAACGGCCAATAGTTGCCCGAGCTTATCGCCGGTTCGCCGGGATCGCTCCAAGTCTCTCGCTGCTTGCGGGTACTGCAACGGCGTAAACCCTGCCGCAATGTCCAACGCAACGTCAGCCGCGTCGGTAGATTGCGGTTGATCTAGGCTCGTCAGGCGCTTTGCCTTCTCGTCAACGTAGGCGAGTGCAGCGGCAAGGCGTTTGCGATTCATGCCTTGTTCCTGCTGCTAATGGCTTTGGCTTTAACTCGGGCGTCCTCCTTGCTAGAGGCTCCCCATGCCTTAAGTGCGAGGGCGAGGCGTGTCGGTTCGCCGTTCTTTGCCATCGGCCCCGGCATATTGCCCATTCTTGCGAGGAAAGAGGCTCGGCGTGGATTGTCGCCTGACTTAACCGGCGGCTTCAGCGTCCCGCCTGTCTCGGCCTTATACGAGGCACGACCCTTGGCGTTCAGCCCGCCTTTCGCGTTTTGCCCCTCTTTGCGTGTCCAAGCCGCGCTCATGCATAACCTTTTTTTTCTGGTTTAGCGGTTTTGGCAGCCTGCTTAAAATCGGCAGCGGTTGGGCGTCCCTCCTCGCCGGGACGCTTCATACGCTCGCCCGAACCGGCCTTGATGCGCTCCTGCTTTGCCAGAATGTTGGCGTAGAGTCCCGGCTTGCTCATTTGAAACGCTCCAGTTTGTACGAGAGTGAGGCGATCTCGCCCACGATCTCGTCAATGATGTTCTGCAAGTCGGTGTCTTTCGGCAAGTCGCCTCGGATGCCCTTCACAAACGTCAGCAGGCCATCGGCGTATTTGGCTGCGTTGGTCTGCACCTTAAAGCCATCGGGATAGTCCGACAGCGGGATGATGCCGTAATGGCCCTGATACGCCTCTGCGTACTTGTCGGCCAAGTCCACGATGTTCTCGTAGTAGTGGCCGAGCGCCTTATGAGCGGCGTAGCTCGCCGTCTGGAGGTGCAGAAAGTGGGTGGCCGTAGCGGAGTGCAGCAACACCCCCACGAATTCGGCAGCGTCTTTGTGACTCATTGCGGCGTCAGCCTCAAGTTGGGCAGGATGATTGCAGTCGTAGCATCCCCCACCGCATAACGCTCTGTCAACTCTCGCTCGGGCGGGTAGACGAGGATGCGCTGTGACAGGTCTATTTGCATCGCGTTCCAGACGCCTTTCTCTATGCCCTCAAAATCATCCAACGTGATTACGGTGTCGGGCGTAAACAGCCGTTCAAGGTGTGACTTGTCGTCAGGCTGTAGCCGACCGTCTAGGTGCAGCAGGTCAATAGTGCCGTCCAGTTTGGCGAGCATCTCGGTGCTGCTGCTGTGGTACTGGGTGATAGAGGTAGTCAGCGGCAACTTGAAGTCGTGCGTCATGTCGCAGGTGTGTACGTCTGCGCCCTCTCTCGCTAGCACGAATGTGGACTTGCCGATGTAGGTGCCGATCTCGGCTATAACCTTGGGTCGGAAGTGCCGTATAACTGCCCACAATGCGATTAGGGAGGCGTGGTTAGTGCTGCCAGTACGTCGGAGGGGGTCTAACTTCTCCAAGTCCTCAATAACGTGCCACGGCAAGTCAGGCAGGTCAGCAAAGAGTGTGTCCCATATTGCACGGGATAGACGCTTTCGGTTCACGTTTAGCATATATTCTCCTGATGTTTGTCTTTTTTCACGTTGGCGACGACATCGCCATGCCCACCGCGATGGTGTTTTCCATTCGCGCCCACAACCCTGATGCGACCATTATTCAGGTCACAGACGACAAGACGCCAGCCGTACCCGGTGTCTCGCGGGTATTTGTGACGCAGGGTAATCGGCAATACCTGATGCAATGGCGCACCAATGCCTTTGCGGAGTTGGGGCTGACGGAACCAGCGATGTACATGGATACCGACATGATCATGCGGCATCCCCTTGACCCGGCTGCCATATTGAAAAGCTGGGGGCCGATAGCCATGACGCGCCGTGAATTTAACCGTGACGCGGGGTTTAACCCACGCCAGCGCGGTCAGGATTACAGCGAGTACGCGGGTAAGACGCTGGATCAGGTCTATCCCTATGTGGGCTGCTGCACCATCGCCTCGGATTGGGGCGTGTGGGCTGACCTTGCCGAGATGTACAACGTCCTGCCCGACAAGTTCTGCGTGTGGTACGGGGATCAGGAGGTTCTGCGGGAATACGCTAAACGGGTGAAGGTGCAAGACCTGCCCGAGTCGTACTACGCCTGTCTGCCCGAGTTTCTGCCGCAGCATCCCGACCCCGCTATCGTGCATTACAAAGGCGCTCGCAAAGCACTCATGCCTAACGTAGCTGCTCGGGCTTGATGGCCGCTAGATAACGCTCCATCAACTCGCGCACCGTGGCCTCGGGATCACGCGCAACGTAAAACTCACCGCGTGGCTCAAATATCGCTTGGAACCTTTCTTGGCTCGGGCGTAATTTTCCTTTTTCTACTTTAATTTCTACCCAACACACCCACGGCGTTCCGTCCGGTAGCGGTCTGACGACGAGACGATCTGGGACGCCGCCGTTTGAGGCGTAATCGTGGACGGTGAACCCGGCTGCGAGTAGCGCCCGGCCAATAAGGCCATCGTTCGCATCCCGCCTCGCTTTGTATCTCACGCCTTGCCTCGTTTACGCATCGCCCTAGCCAGATAATCCACCACGTTCTATTCCCCCGCTTTAACTCTGGCACGAAGTCTCTCCACAGCCTTTTCACCCCACAACTGGCGTACTAGCCCAATCGTATCCCTATCCGATAGCACGGCAGCAGCGCCAGCCTCTCGGATTAGTTCAGCGACCCTATCACGGTTGACCTCAACGCCTCTGGCTAACTGTGCGTCGTAAAACTTCAGACGGTTTAGCGGGGATTCCTGTACTGCCGAATTCCACATGGCCTGATTGGAGTGAAACTGGTGTTCTAGGTTGTGACTTGGTTTAGGCTTTTCCGGTTGAGCTTGTTTAGTCGGAAAGTAAGTGAATTCATCACCCATATATAACCTCTCTATGGTTTAGAACTGATGACTGATGGTGAACTCTGCACGGTTGAGACGGATTACGCCTAACGTGGATCGTGCAGAGATTAGATGACTGACGGAGCCACCCTGCTGTCGGCTACTTTTCACCGGATTGCTCCGGTTGCCATTTGCGCTTCCCGACGATACGCCGCGCACCCACAGGCTGGCTGCCCCGGTGTGGGTTTAGGGTCATCTTGCGCGTAGTTTCCCCGACCAAGATGCCCGAGTGGTTAGGCGTGGTGGGGTGGTTGACACGACTAAAACAGTCCTTCAGACTTCCATCACGCTCAAATCGCAAATTAAGCGTAAGGCAGCCCCCCTGCCGCGTCAAGCCCCCGCCAACCGGGGGTTTTTCGTTTTAGCGTCCACTAACGTCCTTTTGGCGTTTTGACTAGCCCAGCCTTGTACTGCCACACCCTCTGCTGCGGCACTTTGCCGTTGCGTATCCAACGCGATACAGCAGGCGCTGTGACCTTAAACGCTCGCGCAATTCCTGCGGGTGAACCGAAAACTTTTAATGCTGTTTGTATGTCCATTTTCGTATGTTAACTTTGGTTACGCCTTGCCGCAATTAGAAATTACATAGCGAAATATGTACCTATCTGCTATTGACGGATACGTAACTTGTGTTAACATAGCACCGTAGATAGTGATTAACCATAGAGAGGTTGATATGAAAGAGTCAGTTATTAAGTATTCGCCTTGGGGCGCTGTCCAACAGCAAAAAGTTTTAGCCCCCGGCATTGTTCAAGTGTTTACGGCTGGTCACGGCGGCATCTGGTTGTCACCAGAACGTCAAGCGCAATTGCCCGAATGGGCCAAACAGATCGCCAGTTCGTATGCTCCCAAGCCGCAATGGTGGGAGGAGGATTGCGAAATGGCAGTTCCGATGCTGGTGTTTTATAGCGAAGTTCATCAGCACTTCAGCTGCTCGCGTGAAGCGTTAGAGCGAGAAATAAAAATGTTTGAATATTTGCGTTTTCCTGCTAAAGCCGCTTGACAAATGTATTAACCTTGGTAAACTAGCGTTGTTGATTTTGATACCACAGAGAGGTACTTGAGATGAAGAAAGAACGACATATCCCGGCCAGCTACTTGCTGCATTACATTCACGAAGCCACGGAGTTTGTGGTTTACACCCACGAAGTGCGCGGCAAAATTGTTGCGATGGCGTTTGCCGGTAAAGCGACCAAGCCGTTATGGCATTACATATTTGGTTCTGCGGAACGGTTAGCCGAAAAAATCAAATCGCAAGTGGAAAGTTTAGAGGCTCACAAAGCGATGGTGGCCGAGCGACGCAAGGCCCGATCTGCGCCTCACAAGTTGGTTGGTGGTGAGGTGTTCCGAACCAGTTGGGGCTACGAGCAAACCAATGTTGAGTATTACGAAGTCGTGAGTGTTCGCGGCCAAACGGTTGAGTTGCGAGAAATTGCTCAAAGCCGTGAAGAAGAAGGGTATTTGTGCGGCAAAACCAAGCCGATGCCCGGTATGTTCATTGGCGAGGCGTTTTCAAGACGGGTCAGCATGGTGGGCGGCTCGCCAAGCGTGAAGATTCACCAGAGCGCGACAGCGTATTATGAACAGCCAATCGTGATGTCTAGCGGCAAGCCGGTTTACAAAGAGCGTTACTGGAGTTCGTACTATTGATTTGTTTGTTAACTCTGGTAAAATGCAATTGTTGATAGACACAACGCATCCACAGATAGGAGATACACAATGAGCAGCTTAAAGATTGGTTCCCTTGTCAAGAGCCTTGATTTCCACAGCAACCGCGATTGTTACTACATCGGCATCGTCAAAAGCATTAACGCTGACGAAGGCACGTTTACCGCCGAAACCGTTGCGCGATATTGGGAAGGCGTACCGCTTAAAGCCGAATTGCCGGTCAACTTTACTGCGCCGATGGAAGGCAACCACTTTTTTGATGATCCGTCACGCCCTCGCGTAATCAATCTTGACGGGGTGGCGGCGTAAGCCGCCCCTCACAACAGGAGCAACAGAAATGCTTAAGAACAATTTCTTCCACGCCTTCGGCACCTTCTACGCCCTCGGCAGCAAGTTTGAAGTTCGGGTGGAATACGCGCAGGACTTGGACGGCGACATCTCGCTTGAGGGTGCTGACCTGATCGGCATATTCCTTGACAGCGACAAGAAGCCCACCACGCTTAACCACGACATTCAGATGGACTTGGACGAGCTGTCTGATTACCAGCTTGAGACGCTCCGCGAGATTGCGGAAACCGATGCCGAGGTCAACGGCCCATGGGATGAAGGCCGATGAGCCGCTCACCTTGGCCGCAGTTCATCGGCTTAATCATTTTGTTTGCACTCGCCGCCATCAACGACCCGTGCGGCGACGGTGGCTGCACCCCGGCAGAGGAGCGAGCAGCCCATGCAAGATGACATCTGGAATGACGACGATAGTTGGTGGCATCACATGGATCAGATGCTGGAACAACAATGGTTGGAAGAACAAGAACGCATAGACGCTTGCAACAAGGCATTAGCAGAACTGAAGGAGCAAGAAGATGCAGAGTGAATCAATTGGCGCATTGGCCGCCGCGTTAAGCAAAGCCCAAGCCGACATCACGGGTGCGCTGAAAGACAGCAGCAACCCGTTTTTTAAGTCCAAGTACGCCGACCTAGCATCATGCTGGGATGCCTGCCGTAAGCAGTTAGCCGCGAACGGTTTGTCGGTGATCCAGACTACACAAATGACCGAGCAAGGGCTGATGTTGGTAACGACGCTGGCTCATGCTTCGGGCGAGTGGATCGCAGGGCAAATGCCGGTATTGACCAAGGACGCCAGCCCGCAGGGTCAAGGCTCTGGCATCACCTATGCCCGCCGTTACGCATTAGCAGCCATTGTGGGGCTTGCACAGGTGGATGACGACGCAGAGGCAGCCCAAGGGCGCAAGGCTGTTCCTCAACTTGACGAGGATTTGGTGGCGCTGATTAACAGCACAAAATCTATAGACAGCCTTAACGGGTTGTTCAAACGCCTTACCAAAGAGCAGCGCATGACGCACATTGATGCGTTTACCGCCCGCAAGAAAGAACTGACCAAGCCAGAGGCGCTGTGATGGAACAACGCACAGACGATTGGTTTGCGGCACGGCTTGGCAAGGTGACAGCATCCCGCGTGGCTGATGTGGTCGCCAAAACCAAAAGCGGCTACAGCGCATCCCGCGACAACTATATGGCCGACCTGATCGTGGAGCGGCTGACCGGCCAAAAGGCAGCAGGGTTCAGCAACGCCGCAATGGAGTGGGGCGTAGAGCAAGAGCCGCTGGCTAGAGCCGCTTATAGCGCCCGCACAGGCGAGTTGGTAGAGGAGGTCGGCTTTATAAACCACCCGGCGATAGCCATGTCAGGAGCGTCCCCAGACGGCTTGGTAGGCGAGGGCTGCGTGGAGTTTAAGTGTCCCAACACGGCGACCCATCTGGAGTACTTGTTAGCCGGTAAACCACCCGAGAAGTATGTGACGCAGATGCAATGGCAGATGGCCTGCACAAACCGACCGTGGTGCGATTTTGCGAGCTATGACAGCCGCCTACCCGAGCATCTGCAAATGCTGATTGTGCGGGTTCCGCGTGACGATAAACGTATTGCCGAGTTGGAGGACGAGGTACGCAAGTTCCTCGCAGAACTAGATAAGAAAGTTACCAAACTGAAGGAGTTGAAGCTGTGACCCAATATGATCCGAACATGAAAGGCGTTTTATTCCGTAATGACAAATCTGGGAATGAAAAGCGGCCTGACTACCGTGGCTCGGCGGTGATCAACAACGTGGACTACAACCTGTCGGCTTGGATTAAAGCCAGCCAAAAGACGGGCGACAAGTACATGAGCATTAAGATTGAACCCAAGGGCGAAGGCAAGTTGTCGCGGCAAGGCGAGCCGCAGCACCAAGCCACGAAGAAGCCCGAGATAACCGAGAACAACTGGGATGACCTTGACACCCCATTCTGACTTTGAGGCGAGGTTTAGGGCGAGTCGCCCGGCAGAGATTGTCGTGGCGACTTACCTCCTCAACATCGGCCATACCGTGACGCTGCCCAAGCGGCGTTTAAGGGCTGACTTTGCCGACCGAGCCGAGTTTGCCGATAGGGGAGACATATACGCCTCGGGCAAGCGGATAGAGGTGAAGCACATCAAGCACGATTTCCAATATCAGGCGTGGCCGTTTGAGACTGCCGCAATCTGCGCCAAGAAATCGTTTGATGCTGCCGATCCTCGCCCTGACTACTACTACATCGTCAACGCCAGTATGACCGTAGCGGCGTTGGTGGACGTTAAGACGACGTTCCCCGATTGGCGTGTGCAAAAGATAGTGGATCGGGAGCGTGGTTACGACTATGACGTTTACGCCGTAACGCCCGAATACCTAGGTTGGCGGTACATAGACTTTGAGGAACGGCTATGAAAGTGTTTATTGGTTACGACAGCCGCGAGGACATCGCATATCAGGTCTGCCGAGAGTCTATGGCGCGGCACTCTACCGAGTTTCTTGATATTAAACCCATCAAACAGTCAGAACTTCGGGAGCGTGGCCTTTATTGGCGAGAGGCTGATCCGCTGTCGTCTACCGAATTTTCGTTTACCCGTTTTCTGACCCCATACCTTGCCGGTTACGACGGTTGGGCGGTATTTGTGGATTGCGATTTTCTTTTCAGGGGGGACATTGCGGGACTGCTGGACTACGCCGACGGGGCAAAAGCCTGCTTTCTTGTAAAGCACGACTACCGGCCTACTGAAACCGTCAAGATGGACAACAAAGCGCAACATCAGTATCCACGAAAGAACTGGTCATCTTTCATGTTTATCAACTGTGGGCATCCTCAAGTCAAGGCTCTTACGCCCGAGGTGGTGAACCGCGAGACAGGGATGTACCTACACCGCTTTAATTGGCTCACCGATGACGTAATCGGGGAGTTGCCGATTACATGGAATTACCTTGAAGGCTGGCATACCCGCGACCAATGCCCGAACCCGATTGCCGTGCATTTCACCCGTGGTGGCCCGTGGTTTAAGGATTACATGGATGTGGAGTATGGCCGCGAGTGGTTAGAGGCCAGCCGTTGAAACGCATATTCCCCAAAGGTACGACGCCCGAGCAGTTAGCCGTAGCTGCTACACGCATGGTGCAGGGACTAGACCCTTCCCGTGCGTGGTGCATAGAGGTGCTGGAGTGGAAGAAGCCGCGCACCGATCATCAGAATCGTTTTCTGTGGGGTGTTTGTTATCCAGCAGTCCTAGAGGGCGGTGGCGAGACGCTGGCAGGCTGGACGCGAGACGACTTGCATGAATATTTCCTTGGTGAGTGCTTTGGTTGGGAGACGCTACAAGGCTTTGGTCGCAAACGTATGCGCCCGCTTAAACGCTCTAGCAAACTGACCAAACAAGAATTCAGCGATTATCTGTTATTCCTAGAAACACGCTGCGCCGAAATGGGCATCGTGATACCGGAGCCGGTGTATGAACCTGCGTGATCAGGCGAGAGATAGGGGCTGCATGGTGCGCTTGCCCGGTATCTGCAACCACAACAGCGCAACGACCGTATTGGCTCACATACGCCTATCAGGGGTCAGCGGCATGGGCATCAAGGCTGATGACTTGCTCGGTGCGTGGGCGTGTAGCGCCTGCCACGACGCCGTAGACCGCCGGTTCCGCACCGACCTTGACCGCGACTATGTGCGCCTTGCTCACCTTGAGGGCATGGTGCGAACCATCGCACAACTACGCAAAGAAGGGCTGATATGAGCTTCATGGTAGATACGCCGTACACCACGGCCTACGTTCGCAATGAGTTTTTGTACGACCATCAGGAAGGCCAAGGAGGCTTCACGCTCTGTACCGTCCTAGGCTTTAGAGCCGAGCCGATGCGAGCGCCTATGTTTAGCGTGATGCTTGAGTGTGGTGCAATGTGGGCAAGGATGCCTATACACGCGATCTGCTCCAAGCCCTGCGACCCGTTGCCGCTTAACGTCTGCGTGTGGTGGGACAGTTTTAGCCGATTCTGCGAAGTGCGTGAGATGCAGTTCCTGCGTAACCACCGAGTAGAGGCGTATTGCCGCGACAAGGTGCTGCGGTCAGGCGTGTACCTGTTTAGCGTGTTTTGGGCCAATGGCGGTTGGTCGGAAATACCTGACCAATCCAAGGATCATCACATCATCGCGTTAGATAGCGGCCAATGGGTTGCTATGCCCAACAATAAACTGCGTTGGGTAGACCCCTCATGGATCAATGGCGATTTACCGAAAGGCTGGAAGTCACCTAGTACCAACTACAGCGTGGAGGCACTACCGTGAGATGGATCATAGAACTGTTCCGCAAGCTCAAGGCTAACCGTGACCGCGAATGGCGCTCTGTGCCATATCCAAATTGGCGCTGTTCACGCGGAGGGCGGGATATATGGTGAACGACGACATCAGCCCGCCGGGAGCGTGGAAAGAGGAGCTAGAGCGTATCCCTTGGGGGTACGGTCAGAAACAGGGCGACAGGCTTGCTAATGCGTTTGTAGCGATGCGGCGCTTGGGGTTATACGATGAAGCCACGCTGCTAGAATTGGAAATCAAGACGCTGCGTAACGAGATTGAGTATTTGCTTAATCGTTAGGCGGCCAACGGAACGGTGCAGCGCGTAGGTAGTATTTGCCCATGCAGATGCACACGCCACCGAGGTATTGGTGTTCGTGCGAGCAGTAATACCCTTGGCCGTTGGCAGGGCAGAAAAACACGCAGTCCTGACAACCGTTTGGGACTACCCAGTTCGGCTGCGTAGCCATGTCAGGTATTCCGCGCCTTCCTCGGGTTCCCACCACACCTTGATCAAGTCAGGGTGATCGTTAGGCAAGTCAGGGTTAATCGTGGTCAGCGCACAAGGCGACAAACAATTGTCACGAAAGCCACGATCTTTTGCATAGCGATCATATATCTTATAACTAGCCACTTTCATCGTGTGCATGGTTATGCCAGATATTGCATCTTTAAGGACGCTATAGGCGCTTTCGTGTTTATGCCCTGCGACATACAGGTGGTCGCGTGTACCCATCAGGGCAGCTTTCATGGGGCCGTGGGCCGGGTTCCAGATAGACGAGCCGCTGTGGTCGTGGCGGGCATTAACCCTAATCTCTGCGCCGTTGGTGAACCGCAGCGCAATGCGAGCCTCGGACGACTTATAAAGTGAGTTCTGATGCTTCGCTATCCACCGCAGAGGGTCGCCAGAGCCTGACCATAGGTCATGGTTACCCCCGATCATGTAGAGCCACCGGCAGCGGTTTACGAACCACTCGGCCAACCGCCATGCCTGTGCGGCAGAGGTTGCCTGATCGCCGTAAAGCCTCGCCAAACGGCCAACCCAGTTGTTAGTGGTATCGCCTACGTTGCAGGCAAACAGCCCCTCTGTGGCGTTTACGAGGGCGGTATGGCGTTCAATGGCCTCAATGTCGCAGCCATCGTCGTCAACGTGCGGGTCACCAAAATGTAGTAGGCCGATTGGGCCTGCAATTTTGATGCGTATGGGGATGAGCTTGGAGGCTTCTTCGTGTTCCCGCTTGTGCAAGAACTTGCGCTTGCGCTGCTCTATCAGTTCCTCAATTGGAACGTCGTCATTGGGGAGCGGGGTAAATTCAAACTCATCCCGAACTACGTTTGGGGTGTGCTGGTAGGTAGAACCGGGGACGCGAATACCCTTGCCTTGCATATCCTGTATGCGATTCAGCAAGGTTCTGATGTTAATCCCGAGCTTTTGCGCTGCTACCGACCTAACGCCTTTTGAGTCTTGTAAGGCTTGCAATATTTGTTCGTCAGTCGCCTTCTTTACGGTCACGTTTAGCCTTCCTCTTAACCGTGATGCCGAGTTCTTCTCGGCGTTTCGCGGTAACTTCTGGGGCTAACTCGGCTCTCCATTCCAAGTGACCATCAACTAGGCGGTATTCTTCTTTGTGCGTTAGCGCACAGTCGCAGCACTCGGTATAGGTGTAGCCCTTTACCCTGTACCAAGAGCCTTCGTTCATTTGCACAACGGGGATTTTCTTTGGCATATCAACCCCTCAAATACAATCTTTGCTCATCTCGCCTACGATTTACAAGTCCTTTCAATACCTTACCACCGGCTTTTGACCATTTCATGAACTCTGCGGCGGCTTCTTCAAAGTCACCACGGTTGTGTTTCATGCGTAATGACGAGCGTTGGAGATTGCCTAGCCCCACGTTAAAAGAAAAGGAAACGAGGGCGTCAAACTGGCCTTGATGATTAACAGCAG